TAACACTTACGCTAATGGTGCGTATCAGCCGATTACAGGCCTTATCGCGGTGTATAACTATTTCTTCCCTACATGGCAGGAATCGAACCTTGTAAAGGTCACAGGCACTTGGGGTTGGCCTAGTGTCCCTGAGCCAGTGAAGTTTGCTTGCATTATTCAGGCTTCAAGATTGTTTAAGCGCCTAGAATCTCCGTTGGGTGTTGCAGGTGTTTCAGACATGGGAATTATGCGTGTTGGAAGCAGTATTGATGGGGATGTCGCTCAGCTAATCAATCCGTTTAGGCTTCTTAGAACAGGCGCATAATGGCTATCAGTGATCTGAGAACTGGTTTAGCGAATAATCTTGCAACTATTTCTGGGCTTCGTGTTGTTGATACTTTGCCTGATGTAGTGAATCCGCCTATGGCCATGATTGGTATAGATAAGGTTGCCTACAATAAGCAGAATAACCGCAGTATGGCTGAATATACGTTTAAGGTTACTGTTGTTTTGGGGCGTGTGTCTGAGCGTACAGCGCAGCGAGCTATGGATGTTTTGATTGCTCCAGGTTCGGGTTCTATCAAGTACGCTATTGAATCTGACCGGACTTTGGGCGGTTATGCTTTTGATGTCTTTGTTCCTGAGACGAGTGCAATCGGGGCAGTTAGTATAAATGCATTAGACTATTACAGTGCCGAGTTTTCGGTTCAAGTATTCGCAAGTTAAGGATAAATAATGGCAATCTTTGTCGCAACAGACTTCAACATTACAATCAATGGTTCAACAGCTTTGACACAATATATTACTCAGGTTGAACTAAAGACTTCCGCTAACGACATCACTACTACCGCTTTCGGCTCAACTTGGGTTTCTCGTGTTGCTGGTTTGAAGGAAGGCACTCTTACCATTCAGTTCAATCAAGATTATGCTGCAACTAACGCTCCTGACACAGTTCTATGGCCTTTGCTTGGATCAACTGCGGTAGTTCTACTTGTTCCTGTTTCGACAGCTGTAGGAAGTGCAAATCCTCAATACAGAGTTCCAGTACTTGTTACCGATTACACTCCAATCAGCGGAAACATCGGCGATTTATCTACATTCAGCATCACTTGGCCTACAAACGGGGCAGTCACCAGGGGAACAGTCTAATCTTTAGGCTAGAGTGATTGTATGAATCAGATAATTCTTACAATCAATTTCAACGATGGCACAACCTACGAAGTTAAGACTTCTGCTGGCGATATAGTCAAGTGGGAAGCCCACTTTGATTTAGGTATAGACAAACTTGAAAAGGTTACTCACCTGCTTTATTTGGCGTGGCTTGCTGTTGTCCGTTTAAAGAAAACTAGCGATACTTTTGATGGCTGGATTGATGGTGTTTCGGATGTGCAGGTTTCTGACCCAAAAGGTTCAGCAGCCTAGGGATAGATTCCCATCACTGGCTTATTGCTAATCTTGCTGTAGCGACAGGTATAGCTCCGTCAGTTTTGCTTCAGGAATCAGATCGGATGTTGAATACTATGTTGTTTGCTCTAAGACATCAAAGGGGCGGTAATGAGTAACGATGTTGTTTTTGATGTTAAAGGTCTAATCAAGGATTTAGAAGCGTTAGAGCCTGGACTGAAGAAGCAACTTGTTAGAGATTCTAAAGATGTTGCTAAACCTATTGCTTCTGTAATTAAGTCCACTATTCCAACTGTTGCTCCACTTTCGGGTATGCAGGGGAATGGTCGTGTTTCTTGGGGGGCAGGTAAGCCTGCTAATGCTGTTTCTGTAAGGTTTAGAACTGGTCGTTCTAGGATTCGTGCTGTTACGCCTTTGGTTGCGATTTGGGTTACTTCCCCTATGACTGCTATCGCTGATGTTGCTGGTAAAGGTAACATGCGTAAAGCTAAACCTGTTACTAGAGAATACGATTACAAGGGCGGTAGGCGTTCACATAGGGTTTCTTCTCAGGGTGAAACTATGATTCGCAGATTGAAGTCTAAGGGTTTAAATAACTTTATTTATCCGCAGGTTGAGCAAACTCTGCCTAATGCGGAGCGTGAAGTAAAATTAGTTATCGACCGCTATGCAGCTAAAGTGAACAGGAAACTCAACTAATGTCCGTAATCGTAAAACTCTTATCGAAGTTTGATGATTCGGGTATTAAAAAGGCTAAGAGTTCTTTTGGTGGTTTAGGTAAAGCTCTTGGTGCTGTTGGTATAGGTATTGGTATCAGCCAGATTACCAGTTTGTTGATGGATTCGGCTAAGGCTGCTTCGGCTGATGCGAAGTCCACTCAGCTTCTAAATACTCAGTTGCAGAGAAATGCTCACGCCACTAAAGATCAGATAAAGCAATCAGATAAGTTTATTGAGAAATTATCTTTACAAACAGGAATCTTTGATGATGATTTGAGGCCTGCTTATGCGAAGTTTGCGAATGTTACTCATAATGTAAAAGATGCTCAAAAACTTCTTACTATAACTGTTGATGCTGCTGCAGGTTCAGGTAAAAGCCAAACAAAAATTGCTAACGCTGTCGCTAAGGCTTATGACGGAAATACAAAAGCTCTTATTGGTATGTTTCCTGAACTTAAAAAGTCTAAAAATGTTTTAGGTGATTTTACTAAAGAATATCAAGGGATGGCTGAAATAAATGCTGACCCGTTCAAGAAGTTCAACAACAGCATGGACATTCTGAAAGAGAAACTTGGTAACGCTATTTTGCCTTTGATTTCTGAGTTTGTTGATTACCTAAGTAAGCGTGGAGGAATTGTTGATCAGGTTGGTAGTTTCTTAGATCAACTATCTAACCCTAAAAGCGAACCTGGCAAGATGTTTGTTGATATCAAGAATGCCGTAAAAGATGCTTTCGGGTATGTGAAAGATTTTTTTGCTTTGTTCGGTAATGGTGATGCGATGAAGGGTTTTGCTAACGTTGCAGGTTCTTTAGTAAAGGCATTACCTGCTTTGCTCGCTCTAAAAGGTATTTTGATGCTAGCTAGTGCAGGTAAAAGTCTTGTGAATCTTGTTGCTGCCATTAGTGCTTTGCGTGGTACTGGTGGCGGGGGAATAGTTGGTGGCGGTGGTGGCGGAGCTGTTGCTGCTGGTGCAGGTGCAGGTAAAGGTTTATTTTCTAAATTGACTGGTGTTCCTGTGGTTGGAACTGTTGCAGCGATTCTTACTATGTCTGGCGATACTTTAGTTAAAGCACCTAGAGACTTGACTGGTATTGATCCTAAGACTGGCGCTCCTTACAATGTTCCGCACTTATTTGGGAAGCCTGCTCAGAATCCGCTTACAACTAATAACAACATAACGATAAATGTGCAGTCTGCCGACCCTAAAGCTGTTGTTGATGCTTTAGGTAAATATGTTAAGGGTAATGGTAAGTTACCGCCTTCTCTATTCCCTGGAGTGAAACCCTAAATGGCTTTACCTACCTATGTTGTTGATTTACAGTTTGGTTCTAGCGGTTATGTTGATGTTACTTCTTACGTCAATTCGATAACTACTAGTCGCGGTATTACTCGTGTTTTAGATGATTTCCCTGCTGGTTCTCTATCAGTAAACTTTACGAATAATGACCGTACTTTTGATCCGCTAAACCCTAGCTCTATTCTTTGGTATAACAGCAATCCGAATCTGATTTCTAACTATAATTTTGAAACTAACACCTCTGGATGGATTTCTGGCGAAAATGCTTCAATTAGTAGATCAACTGCTAAAGCGTATTTAGGCGTTGCTTCACTAAAAGTTTCTTCAAATACTGGAAATGCTGATTATTGGGCTAATAATACTGTTTATTCTGCTGTTACGGCTGGTCAAAGTTATTCGGCTTCAGCATATGTTCAATCAGAAACATATTCAACTACAGTTCATATTCGTATTGACTGGTATAACAGTTCAAATACCCTTATCAGTAGTTCTGAATCAAATGATTTTTATGTTAATTCAAGTTCATGGACAAAAGTAATAGTTTCAGATATCGCTCCGGTTGGAGCTGTAAATGCACTTGTTACTTTTCGCGATTTTAGTGTGACCAGTGGTTCAGAATCTATGTTTTGGGATAACGTTTATTTTCAAAGTAATGCTTCTCCTAGTGCTTACAGCATCGTTCAACCTGCCGGAAGAATTAGGATTTCTGCTAATGGAGTCCGTATCTTTACTGGTTTTGTGCAGGATTGGGATTTGACTTATGATCAGGCTGGTTTGGATGGTCAAGCAACTGTTACTGCTTTAGATGAGATTTATAGGATTTCTACTGCTAATTTTGATGCTGGAACTGAACCTCTTGTTCAGGATACTGGTTCAAGAATCAAAGATGTTCTAAATAAGAATGATTTTGGTGCGGCAGAATATTCTGGTGTCACTATTGGCAAAACTATTGTTGGGGCTGATGTTCATAACACTGGCGATAATGTTTTAGCTTACATTCAGAATGTTGCTCGTAGTGAACCTGCCGATTTGTTTAGTAATGCTTCAGCTGTAATGGTTATGAAGGATCGTAGTTTTGCGAATCTCTCTTGGACTAACACTACTCGCAATAATCTGATGGTTTGGCCGAGGTTAGCTACTTCTTCTATTCCTACTTGGGATGGAGGAGACTCGGCTGGTCCTTATGGTACTGATGGTTGGACTCTTGGTGGTAGAGGTTCAGCTGTTAGTTCCTTGTATGGTGGTACGCCTAACTTTGCTCAAGTAAACACTTATTTCAATCGTTATGAAATGTGGTTTTGGGAGATCAATCCACCTAAATATAATCCTAATAGCGTTACTGGCTCTTACCCTTATAGTTTCTCTTGCTATTTGAAGGGAAGTGCGCTTAAGACTGAGCAAGGTGGAGTTTACGGCTATGTAGATTTGCTTGATTATTCCGGAGCTGTTTTACAACACAATACTTTTGCTGCAACAACAGCTATTACTTCTACTACTTGGAAGCAGTTTACTTTTAGCAATAATTACACTGGTTCTTCGACAGCAGCAGGAATTAGCGTTCGTTTTTATGCTGGCGGTGATGGTGCCCCTTACTATTTTTATGGTGATGGCTGGCAACTTGAGCGGGCAACTGCTCTGCCAAACTATTTTGATGGCACATATAATCCTTATACTTCTTCTTCAACGCCTTATGTCTCTGGTTCAACTGTTAATAGTGTTGCTTGGTCTGGTTTAGCTTATGCTTCTTATTCTGGTTTGGTAACTAGCGTTTCTTCTGCTATCTCTGCACCTAACATCTACACTTTTGCTGATGTAAATAGTCAGGGAACTGCTTATGGTAATGGGACAGGTATTCCTTTTACTGATTTGTCTATTGTTTATAGCTCTGAGCAGATGTATAACTCGATTCAAGTTGTTGGAGTGAACGCTACCGCTAATGCTTCTGATACGGCTCTTATTGCTCGTTATGGCACTCATGCTTGGACGCAAACAGATAATCTAACGACTTCTACAACTAAACCTGCAACTTTGGCAGCTAACTATCTTTCTGCCTGGAGTTTACCTGAATATCGTGCACAGTCTATTACTGTCGCTATGGAAGCATTGACTTCAACTCAACAAAATAAGGTTTTGGCTATTGAGTTGCGTGATGTAGTTCGAGTATGTTTCCAACCTTCTGCGACCGGTGCGGTGGTTGA